GTCTCTGTTTGAGTTAAAGGAACTAATCGAATACTATAAAGGTGAAGTGGAACGATTAAAAAAGGAGAAACATTATGACGAATGGAAATAAACAGGTAAAGGTTTCTTATAAAAGACTTAAGGAACTGGAGGAGAAAGAACTTCGATATGATAATTTAAATCAGTGTTTCAAAAGTATGGAACGTTGTTTTAAAGATATGATGCGAAGCAGGGATTTTTGGGCTGATAATTGTAATAGGATAGAGAAAGAACTTAAAGAATTTAAATACGAATACAGACATAAAATCTTCAAAGATTCTAGCGATTCCATTAATAGAATTTTATCTCATTATGCTAATGAGATCACAGGAACTTTTGTATTGGAACTAGAGAAAGTTAGATGTGGATTTTGGGGAGCAAAGATCCCAAAATGGAAACTTGCTGAATTAAGAAGAGAATTAAAAGATATAATTGTAAGAACAATAGAATGAATAAGAAGAATTTCGGTACAAACATCACAGTGGAGGCTGTTCCCTTCCACATGCCGACCAAGGCACACGAAACGGATGCAGCCTACGACCTCTACAATGCTAAAGACGTAGAGGCATTTCCAAACACAAGGGTTTATATTCCTCTTGGTTTCAAGATTTCGCTCCCTACCAATCTCTGCATGGTCATTCAGCCACGCAGCGGTCAGTCGGGCAAAGGTATGATAGCATTCGCTTGCTATCCCAAATGGCTCAGATGGATTTCACGCATACCTGCGAGAATCCGAATCAATGCCGACGCAATAGTAGGCTTGATAGATTCCCAGTATGGAGGCGAGGTTATGGCGATAGTCAAGTTCGGGCGATTCCGCTTGAAGCATCGCATCCTCCGATTGCTAGGCTTCAAGATAGAAATCGGTGCCAATAGCTGCATCTGCCAGGGACGTTTCGTTTATGTACCGGACACCAACTTGGTGGAAGGCGTAGTGAAAGGCACCCGCAGCGGTCTTGGCTCGACAGACGAAGAGCCATACAATTAAGGATGAATGCTGTTATAATTTTATTTTTTATTTTCCGTTTTCCCTGCCCATCCCTTCATGGGGTGGGTAGGTTTTTAAAACAAAAGAAAATGGACGAGCAGTATATCATCGCCAAAATCCAAGGGTTGATGCCCGACGAGCATCACATCCCTCACGGCGTACTCTACTCCCAATTGAAGACCGCCGTACAGAAAGACCTGTCGGAAGCCCTTAACAATCTCCTCAAACAAGAGGAGATTGCTTTCCACAAGACCCTCAACGACATATTAATAAATATACCAAATGAGTAAAAAGAACATCAAGCAAAACTACCTCCTGCAAATACAGAAGGTACTCGATAAAGTCGAGAAATCCAAGGATGCAGCCAGTCATTTCCGCTGCATCGTCCTCATGGGTGACGCACAAGAGGAAAAGGCTAAGTCATTTCTCCATGCCTCGCCCGAAGACCTACAGAATCTCATCCTATCTGCCATGCGCAACAGCAAGCAGTTCACCTGCGCTGCCGCCAACGCTTTCATGCAGTACGATGCAGAACTGAGTGAAAAAGAAAAGTCAGAAACCAAAAACATAGATAACAATGAAGAAAATCCTATTCAAGAAGATTAAGCTACTCAATTTCTGCGGAATCAGAGAGCTAGAGGTTGAGTTCGGTAACTCCATCACTAAAATATCGGGAAGGAACGGTATTGGCAAGAGTTCGCTGGCATCAGCTATCACCTACGTCCTCTTCGGCACCGACATCAAAGGCAATGCCCTTGACATTAAGACCTTCGACCGAGACCACAACATTATCCCGGAAATCGCCCATGAAGCAGAGCTGACGCTTTCTGTAGACGGTGAGGAAACTACCTTGAAGCGTACCCTCTCCGACAAATGGACTGGCAACATATGTACCAACACCTACAAGTATTTCATCAACGATGAGGTATGCACCGCAGGCGATTTTAAGAAATGCGTGGATGGCATTTGCCCCGAAGTAACCTTCCGCTTGTGTTCCTCGGCAACAGACTTTGTATCTCTCCCATGGGCAGAGCAGCGCAAGTTCTTGCAGCAGTTGGTTCCCGAGATTTCCACCGATGCTATCACCGAGGGCGATGCTAAGTACGATTTCGTCCTCGAAGCCTTGAAGAAGCAAGACATCGAGAGTCTCTTGTACCACATCAAGTACAAGCGCAGCGAGGTTCAGAAGCAGCTCGATGAAATCCCAGTACGCCTTCAGGAGCTCAACGAGGCACTGCCCGAAAAGGAAGACTGGGATGCATTGGAGTCGCAGCATGATGCAAAGATTGAGGAGCTGAAAGAGACGCAATCAAAGATTAACTCCTTCTCCACAGGTGGAGCAGCCCAAGTCCGCATCCAAGGCATCCGCAAGCAACTGGAGTTTCAGCGCAAGCGCATCGACCAAATGGAAAAGAGCGCACGCCTCCAGTCTGGTGACGAGGAGGTGAAGCATGGTTCCGACCTTATCACTGCCCGAACCGCCAAGTCCAAGGCAAAAGCCATGGTCGATGAGCTGCAAGCCAAGATGGACGGATTCACCGATACCGAGATTCACATCAAGCAGCAGCTCGATGAACTTGAAAAGTCTAAGAAGCAGGGCGCCAAGGATTACGAAGCAGTCTCTGCCGAGCAATGGCATTGGGATGACAGCCTGTCCTTCTGTCCGCATTGTGGTCAGCCTCTCCCTGTGAAGAACGTTTTGAAGATAAAGCGAGATTCCGAAGACCGATTCAACAACGACAAGGCAGACCGCTTGAAGAAATTGGTAGTCTTGGCAGGTGACATCAAGGGTAAGCAAGCAAAGCTAAACGAAATGTTGGAGCAGTTGCAGGAAGACCGCACCACTATCACCAACCAGCTCACCGAAGCCCACAAGGCTCTCAAGAATGCCGAGTCTCACTATTCCGAGGTTGAGAAAGAAAATCCAAGAAGCTACACAGAGATTCTCGCAGAGAACGACAACTACAAGAAAGCCATCGAAGAGGCAAACCGATTGGATGAAGAACTGGACAAACCTCCTGTTGAGAGTGATGAGGATAGAAAAATACTCGATGAGTTAGAAAGACAATCAGGCTCTATCTCTTTGGACGCACACAGGCTCTACGCTCGCCTATCCACGAAGCAGCAGTACGACAAGGTTTCTGCCCTCATCGAAGAGCGCAAGAAAAGCAAAGAGACCTATCAGAATCAGCTAGACGAGTTGGACGAGAAGCTAGACATCGCCACCGACTACTATCAGCATTCTTGCTCACTCCTGGAAGACGAGGTTAACAAGCATTTCGAGTTTGTGCGTTGGTCTCTCTTCAAGACCAATCTCGATGGCGACAAGAAGCCTTTCTGCGAGTGCTACCACGATGGCGTACCTTACAGCCGTCTCAATGGTGCCGCCAAGGTCAATGCAGGAATCGACATCGCCTATACCATCGCCCAGTTCTACGATGTGTCCGTTCCGATGATACTCGATGAATGCGAGAGCAACCTCCATCCTATCTACAAGGAAGGTTACCAGCAGATAAGGCTGTCGGTAAGCCCAGACGAAACTCTTCAAATCAAGTGTTCAGATGGAGCTGAAAACTAAATACAACATAGGTGATACCGTCTATATCCTCGTCGATTATAAAATCCATCGTGCCAACATCGCAGGCATCGGGATAGACGTAGTAGGCGAGCATAAGACCATCACCTATCGTTTCCCAGTCTTTCCCATGAGGAGGGAGAATCAATGTTTTAGAACAAAAGAAGAATTAATCAAATTTTTAACTAAATAAAATTCCTACTATTGTAGGTTCAAAGAAAAAATGGCAACAAATAAGCAGTTAGCAGTCAAGTCGTTCAACGACACATTAAACAACGCCTATTATCAGGCACAGTTGAAAAGCACCATGAAGGATAATGCAGGAACGTTCGCCACATCGCTCATGGAGCTGGTAACGTCAGATGAGAAGCTTCTCGCCTGTCCTCCCCAGTTGCTGATGGCAGAGGCGATGAAGGCAGCTTCCCTTCACCTTCCTCTCAACAAGCAGCTAGGCTACGCCTACATCGTTCCTTATGGCAACACCCCTACCATGATTATCGGTTACAAGGGTCTCTATCAGCTTGCCATCCGTTCGGGACTCTACAAGAATATCAATGCCGACATTGTCTACGATGGAGAGTATCAAGGCTACGATAAGATTTCGGGCGAGCTCCATCTTGACGGGGAAAAGACCTCAAACAAGGTTGTCGGCTACTTTGCCTTCCTAGAGCTTACCAATGGTTTCCGCAAGATGATGTACATGTCTCTCGATGATATGTGCCAGTACGCACGCAAGTATTCTGCCACCTTGAAGAACTGCAAGATGACGAACGAGCAGCTTGCGGATATGGCTCAGAAGCAATCCGAGAGCGGTCCAGGCACCAGCGTAGGTTGGTATGGTAATTTCAACGATATGGCAACCAAGACAGTTCTTCGCCGTTTGCTTTCCAAGTATGGTTATCTATCCATCGAAATGCAGAACGCAATGACCGTGGACGATGTACCTACTGCCGAGGAGCAGCGTGATGCCGAGTTTGCCGAGGCTAAGGAGGTGGTTACCGTCGATGCTGAGGCAGGAGAAATCAAGCAGCCAGAGTCTAGTGCTCCCGAAGCCGAGGCGAAAAAGCAAACCGACAACCCTTTCAAATAAGCCATCATGAAGTTAATTGTTATAGGCTCTTCGTCAGCTGGCAATAGTTACTTGCTAGAGGCTACTGATGGGCAGCAGCTCTGTATAGAGGCAGGTCGCCCATTGAGAGAAGTAAAGAAAGTTGCAAATCTCAAAACATCAAAATGCGTGGGAGTGATTATCAGTCACTCCCACGGCTGAAAGGCGATCATGCGAAATACGCCAAGGAGTTCGTCAAGGCAGGCATTGATGTGTATTCCACACCAAGCCTATCCTGCACTACCTGTGGCAGAATCATTCCAATGGTAAAGGAAAAGGTTTTCCAGATTGGCAATTTCTCGGTTACGCCTCTAGAAGTTCAGCACGATGTTGAATGTTATGCGTACTTGATTCATCATCCAGAGTATGGCTCCATATATTTCTTTACGGATGCCTACAATATGAAGCAAGCTATCCGGGGGTGCAAGTGCTATATGTGCGAATGCAACTACGATGACTCTCTCTTGGAGAGAGCCGTTAACGAGGGCAAGACGATAGCAAGTCAAGCCGACCGCATCCGTCTCTCCCACATGAGCCTAGCCCATGGCATCCAACTCCTCCAGCAGTGCGAAGCCGAGAAGTCAGCCCATCAGATAATCCTCATCCACGGTTCCTCTCGCCATCTCAATCCTGAGAAAGCAGTAAGCAAGTTCCAGCAAGTGCTAGGCGTTCCAACGTTCTACGCCAAGGCAGGAATGGAAATCAATCTAATGTAAATCAATATGGCAGTATTCAAGAATCTCAACGACCTCCGCACCTACATGTCAGCCTTGAAGGAAATCGACAAGGCGAAAGAAGCAGGTTATAGCTTGGAGATAAAGAAATTTCACCCAGTGCAGACCGACAAGCAGCAAGCATACATTCATTTCATGCTCAGCTACTTCTCTTGTCGCTACGGACAGACCTTCGTCTCGACCCTTCGGGAGTTACAGACCAACATCTGCCCACACATCTTCGAGACAGGCAGGAAAGACGATAATCACAATCCTCTTTATCGCCCCCTCTCATCGCTCAATACCCAAGAGGCGAGCAGCGTAATCCGCAACTTCCTCGATTACTCCTCCATGGCAGGAATCAATATCCCTACCGAGGACGACAAGGAAGCCATCAGTTACTGCAAGCGAGAGGTGGAATCGGCAGGAGGATGGGTATAAACAATTCAAAAAAAAAATAGAATCTTATGAAGACATTAAAGGAAATCAACGCAGAGTCAAAAAAGTACGCTCCCGATGATGAAGGTAAACGAGAAGCCTTCGTTCAAGGAGCACGATATGCTCTCACTGGTCGCTATTACAAGGAGGCTAGTATGTACCCCGACTTAGCAGTGCTAGGAGAATGCACAATATCGCATGTTGAGGGAGCACCGTCTTTCGAAGACTTCTGGAATGCTTACGACTACAAGAAAGGGCGAAAGAAATCCGAAGAGAAATGGAATAGGCTTTCTTTCTCCGAAAAGGTAGCTTGCATGAAAGCCATCCCCGAATACGTGGCATCCACCATCAAGGCAGGACAACCACAAGACAATCGTAATTACAAACCATATCGTGCCCATCCGCTCACTTATCTCAATGGCGCAAGGTGGGAAGACGAGATAGAAACACCAACAAGCAATGAACAGCAACGAGCACAGCGCCTTGCAGAGCGCACGAGAAACCTCATCAATAGCGCCTTCCAACAGTGACAGACCGGGCTACATTCGTCCTATGTCCTTCACCGAAGCAATCAACAAGGGCAACAAGACGATGCTCACTATTCGTAAGGATGGAGGCTTACAAAATCTCACCGCTTGGGTTATGGGACGGTTGGTAGTGCTCTTTCGCTATCTCGGTGCATACGATACAGAAGGAGGCGTAACCGACTTTCAGATACAGATGCTAGCGCAACGCATTTGCGCCAAGTATTTCTACCTAACTCCAGGCGAGCTAGATTATTTCTTTGTTTGCTTCGAGAATGGGCAATACCGCAAGCTCTTCAACAACGGAAAGTCCATAAATCCACAAGACCTTATGATGTCCTTGGTCGATTACGAGAAAGACCTGTTGGAGGAACGAGGAAGAGTAGAGGAAGAGAAGAAAAGACAGGAAGAAGCCAAACAAGCCGCCGAAGATGCCAAGAAGCCCCATGGCTTGGAGGCATGGAAAAACTATTGTAAGAGCAATGGGCTTGATCCTGCCACCCACAAGCTAGCATCCGTCAAGCTGCACAATGTCAATGAAGAGTTATACGGTACGTCCGAGCAGCGAGCATCCGCCGAGCACAAGTTTCAACCATTAAGAAAGAAAAAATTATGAGCAGACAAGAAATCGAAATCATGGTCTCAGCCATGATGTTTATACTGGGAATAGTCGTAATCCTCTACGACCGCATCCGATACCGCAAGTATTACGCAAGCCAAGGCACGCTGATAGTCCTTCGCATCAACAACGCCTACGTTAGGCAAATCCTCGAAGGCAATGGCTTCAACCTATGCCAGTGCGCCTACTACAACACCAATAGATACCTCTTCACTATAGAGGGTGACCGTATCTGTGGCTTCACCGAGGATTGTACCAACCTCATAGCCGATGCCGTCAAGAACCATCAGAAGGTGATAGATTGCGGCATCAGTATCAATCGTTTCGTTTACGAGGTTCAAAAGGCTCAGAAAGAATATAACACGGAGGCAACCCAATGAAACAAGCGATGAAAGCCCTGTTCCTAGACATCATGCTCGATGGCAAGTTCATCTGTACCCTAAAGTACAAGTACTGTCCATTGTTCACGATTGATTACAACGAACTCTTGAAGTTCGTGGAACAAAAGAGACCGACATTGAAAGGTAAACCATATAGAATAATGTTTTGATTATGGACGAAAAGAAGATAGAAGAAGCAGCAAGAGAGCATTCAGCTAATGCTAGTGGTGATTATATAGCGGCAACAGAAGCAGAGGAAGGCTTTAAGGCTGGTGCTCACTGGGCAATCCAAGAGTTCTTGAAAGACCTGTGGCATGATGCTAGTGAAGAGCCAAGAATGTTTGCAGAAGTTGTTGCAGAGGCGAAGATAACAGAAAGTATTAATACCTACATTTCATTTAAGAAAAGTGATGCTTTGTTTACTAATTGGACTGCTTATAGTCATGGAGCAAGTATTACTCGTTGGCTCTACATTGATGATTTATTCCCAAAGCAGAAAGGAGGCAGTGAGTGATATGAAAGAATACAAAGTTGGTGAGGAAATCACATTGGTGGTGCAAGAAACTAACATAAGCAGACCATTTTGTTGTGAACAATGTTTCTTTGATAGCGGAATGACAGTTTGCCTTATGAAGTGTTGTTCAGCAATTCGTTCTGATTACAAGAATGTTATATTCGTTGAGAAAGGAAAGTAAGTATGGAACAGAATTTATGTATTCCAGGGGATTTGGTAATGACTAACGGAGTACCAATAGGTACAGCCAAAGGTGTTGTTTACAGAGTTACATCTTGCGACCCTAGCAAGTCCTTGAAACTTGAAGATGGGACAGTCTTGAAAGGTGTAGTCTACTTGAATAACATAGAAGGCACAGAACTTGGTGACAAAGGCTTTCTGTTTGCCGAGTGCTGTGCTTGGGTGAAGGACATTGTTCCTTTGGAACTTTCGTCAGAGATTCTCCAAAAGAATGGGTGGAAGTTTACTAAAATAGGTACATCTTTATACCAATACTATAAAGATGATATTTACATTAAATATGATAAGTTAGAGGAGAAATTTAAGTTTGATGATTTGTATTGGTCTGCGTATTCTTTTGAAATACCTTACGTGCATACCTTGCAGCATCTTCTCTT